CCTAAGCTTCTAGAAGAGCTTTCTACGACAGATCTTATGTAAACGATCTGTTCACACTTGCCTTCTTTCAAATGTTCAAGAGCAGCATATACAGACATGTATGTTTTATTACTTCCGGCCAACCCATTGATAAACACCATGTTGGTGTTGTTGTCATTTATTGTATAATAACAGCGGGTTTGGTTATCCGTAAACGGGAAGTGTTTTTTCAATTTCAAATTGTTAAGGTTGAAATTCTTTTTGTATGACTCCATGAATTCTCTTTCGAGATCTGGCACTTCTTTACGCTTTCGCGTAGTACGTTTTACACTCCTCCCGAATCTTGACTTTAAAAATCGGGGGATATGGAAATCTGATAGATTCAGCAATTATACTAAATATATAGACTTGACAAGAGAAAACTTTGATTTATCATTCATTGATGAATAAGAAGATTTTGGTTCTGAACAAGTACTACTTTCCGGTAGGAACATGTGACGAGAAAAAAACCTTCGGAAATATTTTTTCCGAAGTCGTTCATCCATTGGATATATATTACGACCAAAACGAAGATGGAAGTAAGGGTGAGAACATTTCTTACTTTAATGTCATAAAATCCGCTAAAGAGTGGTTAGATCTTCCTGTTAGAGATTTTGATAGTAAAATCAAAACCGTGCGAGGAGAGGTTAGAGTTCCATCTGTTGTCGTGTGTTCTTCATACGAAGGAATTCCTCATAAAAGGGTGATGTTTCCTACAAAGCACAACATTTACAAGCGGGATAACTTTTCATGTGGATACAGCGGTATCAAGCTCAACACAGCTACACTCACGGTGGATCACATATACCCAAGATCAAAGCATCCCGGCAATCCAAACACTTGGGAAAACCAAGTCGCGTGTCATAGAGAGCTAAATGTCTGGAAGGGTGATACTTTGTTGGAAAACTGTGATTTGAAAAAATTCAAACCAACAGATCCAGAATTACAAGATTGGTTGAGTACGCAAGGTAGAAAACTAAAGTTGCTAAAACCACCATCAAAACCTAAAAATGGATATGTATTCGTAGATTTTCTAGAAGATTGGGAAATGTTCTTGAAATCTGAATAATATATGATAAATTAAAAATATGAGAATTGCAATTAGCGGTACCCAAAATTCAGGGAAGTCAACATTAGTAAGAGCCTTCCTGCAAAAATGGCCAATGTTTGGAACCCCTGTCAAAACATATAGAGATATTCTTGAAGAAAATAAATTGGAACATTCTTCAAATACAAACGAAGAAACCCAACTATTGATTTTAGATTGGATGTTGAAAACACAAGAAAGTTTTCCAAAAGATACCAACATCATCTATGATAGATGTCCTTGGGATAATTTGGCGTACACGCTTGTTGCGAACTCGTATGATCAGATTTCAGATGAAGTCGCAGCGGCAAGTATCTCGTTGGTTAGAGAAAGCATGAAGCATCTTGATATCATCTTCTGGTTGCCATTTGATGATGAAATTAAGGTTGTAGATGATGGTGTTCGTGATGTGAATCTTGAACATCTGAAGGAAGTTGATGGAGTATTCGCTCAATTGTACGAGCATTACTCAGAAAACTTGGAAACTGATATCTTTTACCCGAAGGAGGATTGCCCTGCGATTATCCCAGTTGAAGGTAAGACAGTTGACGATAGACTATTCTATATATCACAGTTCATTGATGAAACTGGCGCACTAATCGAACCAGATTCGAATTTCTTCAGTGAAGAGAACTTGCAGTTGATGGAATCTCTTCTCAAGGACCAAGAGAAGGCTGGGAAGGCGGATGCTGCTGTTGAAAAGTTAATGAAAGAAATCAAGAAAAATGTCAAGTGAAGAACGAATAGGAGTTGGTATTGTTACATGTAACAGACCTGAATTTCTTAAAAAATTATTAAATAGCATTTCATATTGTAATTTCGTTGATCTTATCATTGTGAATGATGGAGATAGAATTGATAACTTAGAAGGTTGGAATTACTATCTTGTAAATAATGATGTTAATTTAGGTGTTGCTAAATCTAAAAATATAGCTCTACAACATTTGTTGGATGCAGGATGTGATCATATTTTCTTAATCGAAGATGATATGGTAATCAAGAGAGATGATATTTTCTCTGCATATATAAACGCATCTAAATTATCAGGAATCGAACATTTGATGTTTGCTTATCACGGCCCTGCCAATAAAAATGGGATATCCAAAGGAACTCCCGCACCACGACTGGTTGTAAAATATTCAGATGATATTTCAATATCTTTAAATCAACATTGTGTTGGTGCATTTTGTTACTATTCTAGAAGATCTCTAGAAGACTGTGGATTGATAGATGAAAAATTTAAAAATGCATTTGATCATGTTTCACACAGTTATGATTTGGCATTGAAGGGTTATTCAACACCTTATTGGTGGTGGGCAGACTTAGCAAATTCGTTGGATTATATAGAGGAACAAGCATGTTCCGAGGAATCTTCGACTATTAAAACTTCAGAGAAGATGTCGGTATGGGCAGATAACATAAGGCAATCGATGATATATTTTAAAGAAAAATTTGGATTCATGCCATTCGGCAATGACGGAGTTGAAGATACCCAATACCCAAATATTTTAAAAATTTTAAAATCTAAAAAACTATGAATATAGACGCTATAATTTTAAGCAATGCACCAGATCTACATTATTATGGAATGACATGTAGAACTATAAATAGTTTAAAAAATTCAGATACATTTAATGAGATTAACATAACAGTAGTGGAATCTCAGAGTCGTATCGAGTTTGAGACAGCTGGTTTATCATACAATTCATGTGAAATAATTCATCCAGAACAACCATTTGGATACAATAAATTTTTGAATATAGGATTGAAAAATACAAATTCAGAATGGGTTTTAATTTGCAATAATGATTTATTTTTCACTAAAACTTGGCTATCTGAAGCTAAAAAAATAATTGAACAGCGCCCAGATATCAAATCATTCTCTCCAAGATGCCCACACTGGCACCTGCATCAAAATATAACAGAGGATATTGTAGAAGGATGCACAGTTTCCAATGAACTTTGCGGTTGGTGTATTTTAATGCATCGATCTTTAATTGATATGTATCAATTATTCGACGAACAATTCGATTTCTGGTATCAAGATGATGATTATTCGATGGTTTTAAAAACGAATAATGAAAAACACGCATTGATGGGATCTAGTAAAGTATACCATATGATCAGCGGATCGCATGGTTTGTTAAAAGAAAAACATCATGAGTTTACATATGCTCAACAACAAAAATTTATAGATAAATGGAAAAAACATTCTTAATTTATATGGATTCATTTGATCCCAGCAGTGGGGGTCAGGTAGCGATGCATAAACTTTGTCATGATATAAAATCGATTGGTAGAGTTGCATATATTACATCTAAGTCAACACATTATAAATTAAATTCTCCATTTTTAGGAGACTCTACTATATTATTAGATGATTGCGTTGTAGTATATCCAGAAATTGTTCACGGGAATCCTATAAATGCAAAACATGTAGTTCGCTGGATATTAAACACTCCGGGTAATTGTGGAGGAGTTGGAGATGGATTTTATCGAAATAAATCAGATACTGATTTGATTTTCAAGTATTCTTCTTTTTTTCATTACGATGGTAAAATAAATGGCTATTTGAGATGTTCATTTATAGACTATGATATATTTAAAAATACTAATAAACTTCGCGATATCTCAGAATGTTTCTTAGTTAAGAAAGGTGGTATGTCAAAACAATATCATTCCAATAATGCTATAAATCTAGCACATTACCAACATAATTGGGAAGCAACTGCTGAATTATTCAATCGATGTGAAAAATTTTATTGTTATGATAATGAATGCTTTTGGGTTACTTTAGCTGCTTTATGTGGATGCACTGTAATCGTTATCCCTAACACCGATTTAACCTCGCATGAATGGAAGACTCATTTTCCATATAATAAGTATGGAATTGCCTTTGGAATAGATGAATTAGAATGGGCTAATAATTCAAAACATTTGGTATTGCAAAATTGTTTGGATCATCAAATTGAAGACTTAAAAAGTGTTAAAGTAATGATTAATAAGTGTGATAATTTATGAAAATTTTTATAACAGGAGCTAGTGGATTTTTAGGAAAAAGTATAGTGGAATATCTATCAAAACACCATTCATTTTTTTTATATAAACGCGGAGATGATATTACAAAATGTTTAAATTTATTTAAACCAGATGCTATAATACATAGCGCTGCTGAAATATACGATGAAACTAAAATGTTTGATAGTAATATCAAACTTACAGATTCTATTTTAACATGGGTATTAGACAATGATGTTAAATTATTATATTTTGGTTCATCTTCCGAGTATGGTAAGTGCAGTAAGCCAATGAATGAAAATGATGAATGTGTCCCATGTTCTTATTATGCTATGACTAAACTGATAGGAACTGAAAAATGTCAATTTATAGCCAAAACATTCAATAAGGATATTTCAATAATTCGACCATTTAGTGTTTATGGCCCTAACGAACCAAATAAAAGATTAATCCCAACATTGTATAATAATTTAACTAATAATATTTCTATAAAATTAATAGAAGGAAATCATGATTTTATTCATATTGAAGATTTTGTAGATTTTGTAGATTTAATATTAAACAGTGGACCGGTGTATGGAGAAATTTATAATATAGGCACTGGTAAGTCATACTCAAATAAAGATGTATTAGACATAATGATAAAAATTATAGATCCTCCCACACTCCCAGACATAGAATTTATAGATTATAAAAAAATATGCGATTCTGAAATTTGGATATGCGATACGACTAAAATAAAAGATTTTTATAATTTTATTCCAAAATATGATCTTGACTTAGGGCTTAAACAGTATAAAATATGGAAGACATGTCAACAGAACTAAACATAATGAATTCAGAACCCGTGGATCTCTCATCATATGATGAATTCATGGAATACTATCATACAGGAAATTCCTTTACGAAACATATTATTGAAAAGGAAATAAATAATGGGCATTATAATGATCCAGATTTCAAAAAAATATTTGATAACAATGATGCTGTTGTGATCGATGGGGGTGCAAATATTGGGCTATTCTCTCTGCATTTATTCAAAGCTTGTAAGAAAATTTATGCGGTTGAACCTACTGTGAAACATTTAAATGTCTTGAGAAGTTTGTCTGAAAAGTTGAAAATCGATAATATTGAATTCTGTGAAGTCGCATTTAACAATTACGATGGGGAGTGTAGTTTCATCGTAGACGAAGGTAATACAACTCAAAATAGAATAGAAATGGGTGGGCATGCTGTAAAATGTCTTACTATATTAAACTTTATAAAACAAATAAATGAACCAATTATTGATCTTTTAAAAATCGATATCGAAGGAGGTGAGAGATTTTCAATATTGGAAGATCCAACCTTTGATGATGTTGCATCAGTTTGTAAAAATATTTACATCGAAATACACCCACCATTCGTAAATCCAATAGATATAGTTAATAAATTTTCATCAATGGGATACAGAATTAAATTTATCAATAGTCAATTTCTCAATAATAATTTAAATGTATTGGCATATAAATGAAAACTTGTTTTTTTACAATCCTACAAGGAAACTATGCATCTTGCATAGAATATGAACTATTTGAAAAAAGTTTCAAAAAATTTCATCCAGATATTCCATTATTTGTAGTTGGCGATAAAGAAATTCAAGAGTTGATGGATAAAACTCCATCCTTGGATTTATATAAAATGAAAGCAAGCGCTGCTAAATTATTTTATGATGATTATGATCTTGTTGTAAATATTGATGCTGATCATTTTATTTTTTCTAGATTGGATGAAATTTTAAAAGGCGATTTTGATGTTGCAACACCATCCAATTTCAATAGATATGAAAATGTGTCATTAAATATCCAGTCATATAGAGGTAATGTTTATAATATAGTACCTGAATTGAAATATGCACAAGCTGGTATTGTCGCATCTACATCTAAAACTTTTTGGAAATCTTACGAAAAAGCATCTTTAAAACATGCAAATCATATGACATGCCGAGATAATGATGTATTAAATTTAGTTTTAGAATTTGGAGACTATAATTTTAAATTATTAGATGGAGCATGGGATATCGATGACCCAAATAGACACTCATTCTATGGATGCTCGTCATTAATGCTTGAAAAAACATGTGTATTACAAAATAATATTCCATGTATAAATGGAAGACCTTTAAAATGTTATCATGTCGCTAGAGGTGGTGCAAAACCAAAATTTAACGAATTATTCAATCCAGATATTGTGAATTGGCTATATGAACACTTACAATAACTTACATAATAGATTAATTGATATAATCTACAAAAAAAATTTATCCCATATTAGTAGCTGTGTCACAACAATGCCAATATTGGCAGATATATATTCTAATAAGAATTGCAATGATATTGTAATTCTTTCAAATGGTCATGCTGGGCTTTCTCAATATGTTTGCATGGAATATTATGAAAATAATGACGCTGAGATATTATTTGATAAATATGGAGTTCATCCAGAAAAGAATAAAAATGATAATATTTTTTGTTCGACTGGGAGTTTAGGATTGGGACTTCCCATTGCAATGGGGGCCGCGATGGGAAATAGAGATATCAATGTATATTGTGTAATTTCAGATGGTGAATGTTGTGAAGGAAGCATATGGGAATCGTTGTATTATCTGAGTAAGAATCCATTATCAAATCTGTATATATTTGTAAATTCAAATGGATTTAGCGCATATGATAAAATCAACATTTCTAAATTATCCAAGTGCATCAGAGCATTTGAAATTGAAAACTTGAAAATTGTGGATACTTCCGAAATATTAAAAAGATTCAAGTTTTTAAACGATAAATCGATAGAAGCCCATTATTGTAAAATAATAGATACTGAGATTTTGAAAAACTTAAAATATGAGATATAAATTTGCCGAACTATTAGAGCAAGCTATGGAAAAAAATAAAGATATTTTTTTCTTAACTGGTGATTTAGGATATAAAATATTTGATAATATTTTGCAAAAATATCCAGATCGCGCATATACAGTAGGAGCATCTGAACAATTGATGATGGGATTGGCAGTTGGATTGGCAGATTCTGGCAAAATACCATTTGTTTATAGCATAACTCCATTCCTGTTGTATAGACCATTCGAAATAATAAGAACATATATAAATCACGAAAACTGCAATGTGAAGATGATTGGATGTGGGAGAAATAATGATTATGAACACGATGGATTTACTCATTTTGCGGGGGACGACAAAGAAATCATGATGTCATTAAACAATATAAAAAAGTTCTGGCCATCTAATAATGAACAATTGGCTTTAAATTTTGAAGAAATATTAAATAATAATAGCGCATCATATTTAAATTTGATTAGATAATTTTTTATGAGAGTATTGGTTATTTGCATCACATATGGAAGGCTTCCATTCTTGGGAAGAGCCGTTGCAAGTTTTTTAAATCAAAATTATGATAACAAAGAGCTTCTCATAATAAACGATGACAAGAATGTTCAGCTAAGTTGTAAACATAATAATTGGGATGGTGATAAAATTAGTATCATTAATCTCAATAAACGTTTATCATTAGGAAGTAAACGAAATCTTGGAGTATCGTTCGGAGATTATGATATATACATGCCCCACGATGATGATGATGTATTTCTACCTAATCGTATATCCAATCATGTATCTAAACATTTAAACCATCCCGATATCAATTTATATAGAAATGAAGCCTCATACATATTGTATGGAGATCAATTTTTAATAGGTGGAAATTCTCCAAACGCTGTATCATACACAAAAAACGGGTGGATGGATGCTGGGGGATACCCTGATGTGTATGCTTGGGAAGATCAAGCATTGTATGATAAAATGCCAAACAAGCTGATTGAAAACAACCCAGATGCTGCTGATTATGTTTATAACTGGGGCGGTATAAATTATCATGTCAGCTGCTCTTCAGCTGAAGATGTAGCCAATATAGCAGATCGGCAATTGCGCGACATGGGCCTATATGGATCAACATATGAGATCATTCCAGATTGGAATGAATACGACAAATTTACACACCTTGATCGTCTTTACAAGCAAAGCAACACACCCATGCTTGTAAAACACACATCGCTTGGTAAGATAGATGTGTCCCACCTAGAATCAAATGTTTAACGCAATAAATCACATACTCTTTGAAAAACCAGACAAGGAAATCAACGCATCAGCGCTCGATGAATTTTCCCCATACATGGTGAACCGTTATTTTTCATTTTACAGCAATGGTGATTATGTTGATTATATCAACGATACTACCAATACGTATCATTCAATCTTCAATACTTCCGAAGAACAGTATAAATTTTTTGAAAACATAGTCCCTAAACTTAAAAAACGAAAAATCAACTATGTCAAACGGATCAAAAAGAATGATAAAACTGATGAAGTTGTAAAACAAATTCCAGATTTTTATTCGAGAAGAGAGTGGGAAGCGTTGACAAACTGTGAGCCATGATTAAATCTCTACATGTCTGTATCTGTAGATGTTTTAACACCACAAAAGTCCCACATTGATTTAGCTGACCGCGCACTTCCAAGTGATTTCGGTTTGGATGATTACAAGTTGTCCAAAGTATTCGATGATGTTATTCTAATTGAATACTGTGATATTCATGGATCTGAAGAAGGATCTGAATACATCCTGCGAGGAGGTATCGCAGTGCCAATCAACCAAGTCCATAATGCGTGGAGAAAAGGCAAGGTTGTTCTCATTGGACCCAATGTTAGATTCACCAAGGTTGGGGAGATTGTGGTGTTCCCCAATAACATGGGAATTCCTATCACCAATTTGGAAGTTGAAGATTATGGCAAACTTAAGAATGGATTGTTCATCAATGAACAGAGAATGTTCGGAATCTGTAAAGTAAATGAGAAAGGTTAATAGATTGGAGCTTGCATCATTGTTGAACAACAATGTTTGTGAGATCATATTCGTTCGAAGAAAACCAGAACGAACATTGAAGCGTAATAAATTAATACGCAGAATGCTGTGCTGCAACTCCAAAGCTCTATTAGATTCTTTAAACGGGCGAACTTCACTTGGATATAGACCCCCGAAAGGACCGAAAAAAATAAATGAAGCTAAGCATAATGTAGTGGTTGTATGGGACATATTAATGCAGGACTATCGAAATGTCTCAATGGATAAATGTTTCTTGGTTAACCAATTTCCAGCAGACGATACATTCTGGAAATATTTCAATGACAACATCTATATTATGTCAGCTGGTCAAAAAGAAAATTTCATGGAAACAATACCGCAATGATGGAACATGTAGAAGATGAATTGAAAAAACTGGTTCTTAAAAATGTCAATTTCAAAATTGATAATAAAATTTTAAGAACTGGTAAACTTCAGATTTTTAATACGAAACAGTTTTTTATAAGATTTAAAATTCTGAACAACGATGT